TGTAAAAGATCTCATTGCAGAGGGTGGATACGGCTTCAATGAGCAAATTTTGTCGAGCAAGCATCTAGCTATGGCGATCAGTTTGATTGAAGAAATTGAAGTCCCAAAAGGCAAAGCACTTCAAAAAATGCTCTTGAAATTAGGCTTTTCATGCATGGAAAAGCCAGTCAAATGGCGAACTACAAAATGTCAAGTCTGGTTGAAAGGGTCGAGTTCAGAATTTTTCAAAGGATTGGACGACTCGGCAAAAAACGAAAAAGTCAGATCACTTTTGGATAAAACCTCGGACACTGACCTTTTGAGTTGATTTACTCGAACTCGAACCTCAACTCGAACCTCAACTCGACCCTCTCTAAGTTGTTGATTTCTATATACTTTATACCTAAAAGGTTCGAGGTTCGAGTTAATAGTATAAAGTTGGTTGCCGGCAGAATAATATATAAATATGAAAACAGTTGTATATGTTTATTTGTGGGGGCGGACTGGAAGTGAACGCGAACTCGACCCTACCTTCCACACCGTGACACGCTCACACCCACACAAGGAGTAAAAGTATTGTCTACAACTAAGTCAAAGTCAGAGTCTAGCGAGCAGACAACCCTAGTTGCCAGAGTGCGCAACTTCCATCCTGACCTGGTTTTTATGAGCATACCGAACGGAGGAAAGAGAGACCCTCGAGTTGCTGCGCAGATGAAACGCGAAGGAGTTTTGGCCGGAGTGCCTGACCTGTTTTTGGCCGAACCTCGAGGCGACAAACATGGCTTGTTCATCGAGATGAAAAAGGTCGGCGGCCAAACTAGTGATAATCAGGATTTGATCATCGATAAGCTTAGGCAAAAAGGCTATGTAGTGCTGGTTTGCGAAGGAGCTAATGCGGCGTACGGTGAGTTTCTGCGCTACGTCTATGGTGATCAACCTCCTGCGTGGCTTGCGCGCTTCCTGGATGATCCTGGCAAGACCACGGTGCCAACCAAAGTAGTTTTAGATAAAAATAAATACAATACAATCCGTAGAAGACAATCTGACCGAAAGGGTTGATTATGAAATTACGAACCCCTGCTCCAAAGCGAACTGCAGGAGCTTTGCCTGGTTCAAACAATGGCGGCGGCGCTAAACCAGGAAGTACGCGACCAGCCGGTTCTGGACGCCAACCAGGGACCCCTAACAAGGTGACGCTGACCGCCAAGCTAGCGATTGCTGAGTTTGTCGACGGAAATGCGCACCGATTGACCGGCTGGCTTGATGCCGTGGCTGAAGGCACTCCAATGCTTGATGCTGATGGCAAGCAAGTCTACGATCAAGACGGCAACAAAGTCTATATAACTCGGCCAAACCCGGAACGAGCGTTCAACTTGTTCCAAAGTGTGGTCGAGTACCATGTGCCTAAGTTGGCTCGCAGTGAGATTAGCGGGCCGAATGGCAGTGCAATACCGATTGCAGCAGTCGACCTCAAAGGGTTGAGTGACGCAGAGCTTGACACAATGCAAAAGTTGATGACCAAAGCCGCAGGCCAATGAACGCGCCACTCAGTCCTGCGGCAATACTTGACATGATCAAGTATGAGCAAAACCGTCGCAGAGCGGAGAGCAACCTTTACGAGTTCGTCAAGCAGAGCTGGCACGTGGTGGAGCCTGGCATTCCATTCATTCCGTCGTGGCACATTGAAGAGATCTGCGAACACCTTGAAGCCATCTCCAGCGGCGACATTCGTCGGCTGCTCATCAACATTCCGCCAAGGCATTCAAAAAGCACGATTGTGTCTGTCATGTGGCCGATGTGGGAATGGATTGGCAAGCCAGAAGAGAAGTTCCTGTGCGCTAGCTATGCGGGCAACCTCTCTATCCGTGACAATTTGAAGGCTCGGCGGTTGGTGCAGTCACCTTGGTACCAAGAACGTTGGGGCAATCTGTTTGAACTGTCAGGCGACCAAAACGCCAAGCAACGGTTTGAGAACGACAAAACCGGCTACCGAATTGCCACGTCACCAGGAGGCACTGCAACAGGTGAAGGTGGATCTAGGTTGGTCTTGGACGACCCTCACGGCGCACAGGACGCTCAGTCTGATGCAATGAGGGAAAGCACCATCGAGTGGTTTGACATGGTCTGGAGCACACGGCTCAACAATCCGAAGACCGATGCAATGGTTGTTGTAATGCAGCGATTGCACGAAAGTGACGTCAGCGGTCACATCCTAGAGGACATCAAGGGCTGGGAGCACATCTGCATCCCTGCGGAGTGGGACGGCAAGCGCCGCACTACATCGCTCGGCACCTACGACCCTCGTACCAAAAAGGGTGAGCTCATCTGTCCGGAGCGGTTTGGCCCGGCCGAGATTACAGCTCTCAAGCAACTACTTGGCTCTTATGGCGCTAGTGGTCAACTGCAACAAGAACCAGTTCCAAATACTGGCGGCCTACTCAAAACCCAACACTTCCAAATGTGGCCTGCCGCTGAGCGCCGCCCAGTGCTGCAGTACGTGCTGCAGAGCTATGACTGCGCATTCACCGAAAAAACTACAGGCGATCCCACAGCGTGCAGTGTGTGGGGATTGTTCACGCACAAAGGTAAGCGCAACGGCATGCTGCTCGATGCATGGGACGAACACCTTGGCTATCCTGACCTGCGCACTAGGGCTGTGGACGATTGGACCGCTGAGTACGGCGCCGATGCAGGCAAAGGAGCTGGACACCAAGTGCGTGGCCGACGGCCGGACAGGATACTCGTTGAGGAAAAAGCCAGCGGTCAAAGCTTGCTACAAGACCTGCGCTTGGCGAAAGTGCCTGCTGTTGGGTATAATCCGGGCAACGCGGACAAAGTAGCCCGTGCGCATCAAGCCGCACCAACCCTGGAGCTGGACATACTATGGATCCCGGAGTCAAGCAAGAACCCAGGACAGTTTGTAAGCTGGGCTCAGCCGTTCATAAAGCAGCTGACCAAGTTCCCTGTGGCCGAACATGACGACTATGTTGACACGTTCACTCAGGCCATCATCTATCTCAAGAATGACGGATGGTTTGAGCTGCCGCAAGCTAAAGACGTTGATGAACCTAGACCACAGAACAAAGAAAGGTTGAACCCTTATGCAGCCTAAGTCTAAACCCGTTTGGGACAAGAAGCGTCCAGCCTCAATTGGACCCAGCAAGCCCCTGTCCTCCGCTGCTAAGTCGAGCGCAAAGGCTGCAGCTGCTAAGGCCGGTCGCCCTTACCCCAACCTCGTGGACAACATGCGCGCCGCAGCTAGGAAGTCCAAATGACCAAGCCCGTAAAGAAGGCCGACATGGCTTGCAACACGCCCAAGCGCACCCCGACCCACCCGACCAAGTCGCACGTAGTGAAGGCCTGCACCGACGGGCAGGAGAAGGTGATTCGGTTCGGCGAGCAAGGCGCTAAGACAGCGGGCAAGCCCCGGGCCGGTGAATCCTCCGCAACCACCGCCAAGCGCGACAGCTTCAAGGCTCGACACGCTGCCAACATCGCCAAGGGCAAGTCCAGTGCTGCGTACTGGGCCGACAAAGTGAAATGGTAGGCCGATATGCCCTCTGACGCACCTTACTTGTACTCGGTCTCGCCTTACGCGAGCTCTGTCGCGCGTGACATGTACGCGGGGCAGTTAGGTCAGGGTGACCAGCAAGACGCCATGCGCCATATGCTCGCTGCGGGTACGTTGGCCCGCAAGTACAACCCGACAATCGCCACCTTGCTCGGGAAAGTCCACGAGTATTCAACTTCACCGCTCTCAGCGCTGCGTTTAATGTTGGGGCTGGGGCAGATGCCTCCCGATTACGACCAAGACATCCACAACAACGCCTTGGGTATCGAATTGGGGCAGCGGGCGACTTCGCAAAAACAGCTAGAGCAGCTGGTGCTGGAGGCCGCTGAGCAAGCTGTCCCGCAACGTATGCCGAGTCGTGCGTGGATAAACAAAGCTCGTGGCGGTCTCGCCCAACTCAAGGAGTGCAGCTGTGGCTGAAAACACCGGTGCCGCATTCGGCGTATTCCCCCAGATGCGCCCCCGGCGCGCTCAGCAAGACAGAACCGCTTCCGCCAATGCCCCACTATCTGCACTTCGTGGCTATGCGGCAGGAACCGCAGGATTGCCAGGGGACATTGAGGGATTACTGCGTTCAGGTCTGTCTCAAGTTCCTTCACAGTTTTTGAATGCTTTGCCTGCACTACGTGCATTTGGCATTGGCAGTCGTGCAGACCCTACGCCGCAATTGCCAACAACCGAGTTCTACAATCAATATCTGCCCGGCGCTGAGCTGAATCAGACCCCAACTGGTAAAGCATTCACTACAGCAGGCAACTTGCTTGGCGGCGCAGGTTCTACAAACATTGCAGGCTTAGGTGTTAAAAGTACAAACGAACTAGCTAATTTGGCCGCAAGGATAGCAGCCGAGTCTCCACGTGCAGGTAGTCGAGCTGCTCAGCGCGGCGTCATCAAAGCCCCGGGCGGCAACTGGTTGAGCGGATCGGTAGAGGACTCGCTTCGGGGGTTGAAACGACACCAAAACCCCGAAGAGGCTCTTCAGTTGTACGCTTCGTCTGCTGCTAACCCGGCCACGACACCGGAAACGCTGGTCCAGTTGAATCAGCGTCTACCTCAATGGCAACGGGAAGCAGCACTCAACAACTTTATTGACAAGCAACTCACCCGCTACGTCAAGAATGAGATGGCGACGCCCGGAGACCCTATCCGCGCGCTGGCTGAGAAGTGGGCTGTGGACAAACCAGCCAAGCTCGCCGAGGTGCAGAGTCGGATTGATGCCCTAGGGGCTAAGGTCGCGCAAGTAGCCGGGGAACGCGGGGTGCCCCCTGAGTACCTGACCTCCATGCGGCAGCAAATGATCGGGCTCGAGAAAGAGAAGGCACTGTTGCAGCTACGAGAGGGGTCGCATGCCTACACCCCTGAAGGCGCACTGTATGGGGATTGGCTGCCGGAGCAAGTGGCTGTGTCAAGAATGAAAGCAGGATTTCCGATCCACGGAGTAAGTGTTTCGCCGGTTGCCCGAGCATGGGAGAATGCTTCTGATGCTGCGCTGGATGTATCCACCGCAGGTAAACACACCCTACCGTTAACGGAGTCTGAGATTCGCCGGGGTTACCTCTCCAACGTCGACAAGAACCCCTGGCTGCTGAAGGTGCCGCCAGAAACCCCTGTCTACTATCCAGAGAAAAGCTTCCCCGAAGAACTCGGCTTCAACCACCTCATCGACGAGCTGCGCAACGCGACCAACCCTGAGTCCGGCCTGCCCGCAGAGCTGCTGCTCAAGTACAAAGACCTGCCCAAGATCACCGTGCCGCAGGCCGTTGAGCGCGTGGCGGACATCAACGCATGGCGCGCGGCGCAGAAGGTTGAAGCCGACATGGCCCGCGCTAACAATGCGGCCACGCAAGTGTTCAAAGAGTACCCCGAGCAGGGGATGAAGTGGGTGGAGTTAAAAGAGCCGGGGGTAAATCCAGACGCAGGGTTGCATGATGCTGAGGGTACATACAAAACCCTATCTGACGCCCTCAAGTACGAAGGCGACACCATGCAGCACTGCGTCGGCGGTTACTGCCCTGACGTAGCTGAAGGCCGCAGCCGCATCTACTCCCTGCGTGACAGTAAGGGTCAGCCGCATGCTACGGTGGAGACAGTTCCGTTTGGACAAGACGTTGAAGACGCGGGTGACATTTACACATTCGCTGAGAATATGGGTTTAAGGCCGAACACACCTAGTACGAAAGCAGCTTACGCGCAGTATCTTGCTGAAAACACATTACCCCAAGAACGCATCGTCCAAATCAAAGGCAAAAAGAACCGCGCCCCCGCCCCGGAGTACCTACCATTCGTGCAGGACTTCGTCAAGTCGGGCAAGTGGTCTGATGTGGGTGACTTGCAGAACACCGGGTTGCGAGACATCTCAGGTTGGCGTGGACAAGTGCTCGATTACGGCGCGGACCCAACCAAGGCGGAGGCGTTCTTCAGCCGGTTGCCCAACCGCTACGCTAGTCAGTCTGAACTTGATGAGCTGATGGGGCCGCTGGGGGGTGATTACACTTTTAGCAGCCTGGCGCGGTACATCAATAACCCGCCACCAGCGCCCGGCATGGCTCTTCCCCCAGAACCAGGCTTCGCCGCCGGTGGTATGGTTGCCACCTCGCCGAATCAAGGCTATAATCAAGCCCGGGTTGACGAACTAGCCGACTCGCTGCTCGCGGAACTGTTTTAAGAGGAGTGCCGTATGGCTACCAATATATTGCCCCCTGAGGACGACGAGGATGTTGCTGGGGAGACGCTCAGTTTGCCCGACGAAGACGAGCTAGACGTTGAGGACACCGAAGACGGCGGGGCAATGCTGCGGATGAAAGACGGCGAGGACCTGCAGAAGAAGCAAGCCCACTTTGCCAACATCATCGACGAGGTAGACCCCTCCGAGCTCGCTGAGGCTATTACCGACCTAGTCACCAAGATCGAGCGCGACAAGGAAGCCCGCGAGAAGCGCGACAAACTCGACGAGGCAGGCCTGCGCCGCACCGGCCTAGGTGATGACGCCCCGGGTGGAGCGCAGTTCAACGGCGCCAACCGCGTCGTTCACCCGTTGCTGGTGGAAGCCTGCGTGGACTTTAGCGCCCGGGTGATGAAGGAGATCTTCCCCGCCAACGGCCCAGTGCGCACCAAGGTCGTGGCCGAGCGCGACAAGCGCATGCTCGAGAAAGCCCAGCGCAAAGCCGACTTTATGAACTGGCAGGCCACCGAGCAGATGCCCGAGTTCAGGGGCGAGCTGGAGCAGCTGACTACGCAAGTGCCGCTGGGCGGGGCGCAGTACCTCAAGGTCATGTGGAACGCTGACCGGCGTCGTCCGAACGTCGAGTTCGTCCCCATTGATGACATCTACCTGCCATTTGCGGCCACCAACTTCTACACCTCTGAGCGTAAAACCCACGTCCAGTACATCACCAAGTTTGAATACCAAAGGCGTGTCAAGTCTGGTATGTACCGGGACGTCGACCTGCCCGACCCGGAGTCTCCCGAGTTCAGCAAGGCCTCGCAGGCCAACGACAAAATTGAAGGCCGCAAGGAGACCTCCTACAACGAGGACGGACTGCGCACGGTGTTTGAGGTCGCCACCCATATAGACTTCGGTGACGGGCCGGAGCCTTACCTACTTACCATCGACAAGAGCACTGACCGGGGCCTGTCGCTCTACCGTAACTGGGACGAGGCCGACGTCACCCGAGGGGAGTTGGAGTGGATTGTGGAGTTCCCGTTTGTGCCCTGGCGTGGTGCGTACCCCATCGGCCTGACCCACATGATTGGCGGGCTGAGCGGTGCAGCCACCGGAGCCCTGCGCGCCCTGCTGGACTCCGCGCACATCCAGAACATCCCCACGCTGCTCAAGTTGAAGGGTGGCCCTGGCGGGCAGACCATCAACATCCAGCCTACCGAAGTGGTAGAGTTGGAAGGTGGAGCGATGGTGGACGATGTGCGCAAGCTGGCCATGCCGCTGCCCTTCAACGGCCCTTCGCCCGTGCTGTTTCAGCTGCTAGGGTTCCTAGTAGACGCAGGCAAGGGTGTGGTGCAAACCAGCTTTGAGAAGCTGAGCGACCAAAACCCTAACGCCCCTGTAGGCACCACGCTCGCGCTCATCGAGCAAGGTATGGTGGTGTTCTCGAGCATCCACTCGCGGTTCCACTCTGCCATGAGCCGGGTGTTTAAGATCCTGCACCGCATCAACTCGGCCTACCTGACCGAGGAAGACATCGAAGCCCAGGCCGGGGGCATAAAGGTCAAGCCCTCGGACTTTGACGGCCCGCTGGATATTATCCCGGTCAGTGACCCTGCTATCTTCAGCGAGACCCAGCGGTTTGCGCAAGTGCAGGCGGTCATGCAGCGGTCCGCCGCGTTGCCGCAGATGTACGATCAGCGCAAGATTGAGGAGATGTTCCTACGCGCGCTGAAGGTGCCTGATGACCTGCTGCAGCCTGCCGCCGGGCAGGACGACTCCGACCCGGTGTCCGAGAACGTCGCCGCTGCAATGGGCCGCCCGGTGTACGTGCTGCCCAAGCAGGACCACTTGGCGCACCTGAAGATCCACATGGCCTTCCTGCAGTCGCCCCTGTTCGGACAGAACCCGGCCATTGTCAAGACCTACATGTACCCTATCGCCTCGCACCTGCGCGACCACCTGCTGAACTACTACCTGACGCAAGCCCACTCGGGCGTGGAGATGGCGCTCAAGAGCGGGGCTATCGAGGACGACGCCAATCAGGAAGCGCAAATCATCGCCCGCATACAGCTGGCTATCGAGCAGGAGCTAGGGGGCTTTGGCCCGCTGCTAGCCCAGGTAGACCAGATGGCGCAGCAGTTCAAGCCCCAGCCGTCTATGCCTCCGGACAACAGCATGCAGGTCGCCCAGCTCAACGCTCAGGTGCAAGGGCAAGCGCTACAGCAGCGCGCGCAGGCCGACGCCTCCCGCATGCAAGTGGAGCAGGCCAAACTCGCCCAAGCCCAGCAGCTCAAAGGCGCGGACCTGCAAGACCGTGCACAGGCCCGTGCCGAGGAACTGCAACGCGAACAGCTGCGCCAACAGGCAGAGAACCAGCGCACTGCGGCTGAACTGCAAGTGCGTCAGGAGATGAACACCGCAGACAACGACACAGCGATGCGCCTAGCAGCGGCTGAAATAGCCACTGGTGAGAAGTTTGCTGTGAGCACTGGCACCGGTATCAACCCAGGCACCCGTTAACCCCACCACCCCGAAAGGACCTTCCCCCATGGCTACCAAAAACACAGTCCCAATGAACTCCGGTGCAGTCCCCCAGCGCAAGCGCATGGCTGCCGGCGAGAAGTGCGACGGCCAGACCCTGCCTCCCGCTCCCCCCGCAGGTAAGAAAACCCCAGCGTGAGCGTAGACTCCCAGTTACTAACCCGTCTCAAAGCTGAGCAAGCGCAGTACGCGCTGCAGGCTCTACGTCAACCTAACACTCGTGACGCATTTGAGTACGGATACCGATGTGGTGTCTTTAACGGGCTGGAGAAGGCCGTTGAAGTATTGCTTAAGTTATTAGATGAAGAGCGCAACGGCAACAACGATTTGTGAAGCCGACTTTGCGCTGCAAAGGTTCCCCAACCCCAACTGCTGAAAGGAGCAGAGAATGAGTGATGCGTTGAAAGAGGCTTTCCCGGAAGCAGATCCAGGAGTACAGCCATTTGGCAGCCGCGTGCTGGTGCAAATCCGCAATCCGAAACAGCGAACCGCCTCAGGTATTATCCTGGACAGCGGAAGTCGTGACACGGAAAAGTGGAACACCCAAGCCGCAAAAGTGGTGTCTGTCGGCCCGCTGGCATTCAAGAACCGGAACAGCCTTGAGCCCTGGCCCGAAGGCAACTGGTGCACTGCCGGAGAGTTTGTCCGTGTGCCCAAATACGGCGGCGACCGGTGGGAGAACATCCTACCCAACGGGGACAGCGCTCTGTTTGTCATTTTCAACGATCTCGACATCATCGGCCGCGTCACAGGTGACCCGCTGGCGATGAAAGCATTCATCTGAAAGGGGTGAACCATCATGGCTGAAATCAAAGAATCTGACGATATTGAAATCGTCGAGACCCTACCCACCGGCGCAGGCGAAGCTGACGTCAATTCCAGCCCGGCTGAGGCCGACGACGTTGACGACAACGACGAACGGGACGTCAACCCGGACGACCCGGACGACTCCGAGCGGGAAGCCATTCGCGAGCGTCGCCGCAAAGAGAAAGTCGAACGCAAAGAGCGTCGCGACCAAGCCATCAGCCGCGACAAACTGGAGCTGGAGTTCCTGCGCAAACGTAACGACGACCTCGAGCGGCGGCAAAATGCCCTTGAGCAGCGCGCACACAAGCAGGACTTTGATGCGGTCGACAGCGGCTTGAAGGCCGCTCTCAACGAAGTCAAGATGGCCGAGGACGTTATAGCTAAGGCTGTAGCTGCGGGCAACGGCGAAGACGTCGCCCAAGCGCTCCGCTACCGCGACCAAGCCATGTCCCGCGCCCAGCAGCTCAGCAACGCCAAACAGCAAGCCTCCGCGCCACGCCCTGAGCCCGGCATCGACCCCGCAGTGGCCAACCACGCGCAGCGGTTCCTGGCTGACAACCCATGGTACGACCAACAGGGGCGGGACGAGGACTCAGCTGTGGTGCTGGCCGTTGACCAGGCCCTGGCCCGCGATGGCTACGACCCCAAAACCACCCAGTACTGGGACGAACTGCGCAAGCGTGTCGCCCGTCGGCTGCCTGAGCGGGTTTCTAAGCCCGAAGAGCGACAAGCCCGGGGCGGCCCCAACGTCGGCTCCGGCCGTGAACACGCCCCCGCCTCCACTCGGCGCGAAGTCTACGTCAGCCCTGAGCGTAAACAGGCGTTGGTGGATGCCGGGGTGTGGGATGACCCTGTTTTGCGCATGAAATATGTCAAACGGTACATGGAGTATGACCGTTCCAACCGCGCTTGAACCAAAATAATTTGCTTTTCAGCAAATGTGCCTTATAATTCACCCTAATCGCTGAAAGGAGCGAGAAAATGTCCGACGAACGCCTCAAGAAATCCGCCGAGAACCGCGAATCACGTGCGATGCAAGATCGCGCTGTAACTGAAACACGCGCACTCACCGAGGATGACCGACTTGAACTGTTTCGACAGCAGTTATTCCAGTCTGCTTTACCAGACTTGCCTCAAATCCCTGGCTGGCACTTGTGCTGGCTGACCACCACCAATCCGCGCGACTCCATTCATGCGCGGTTGCGTTTGGGCTACGAGCCCGTTAAGCCGGAAGACATCGCTGGCTGGGAACACGCAACCGTCAAGACCGGCGAGTACGCAGGGTTCATTGGTGTGAACGAGATGCTCGCATTCAAGTTGCCCCAGAGCTTGTACCAACGCTTCATGCAAGAAGCCCACCACGATGCTCCTCTCCGTGAAGAAGAGAAGCTGACTGACACGGCAGACTTTCTTGAACAACAAGCCCGCAGCAGCAAGAGTCGCCTCGATATGGGTGAAGGTATGTCCGGTTTGGCGGAAAAGCGGCAAGCTCGTTTTGAGCTTGCTTAGTCCATCTTTTAAGGAGCTCCCGCATGTCCTCGACTAGCGCTGCTTTCGGCTTCCGTCCCTCCTACCACAACAGTGGGATGATTCGCCCGAAGGCTTACACCATCACCAGCGCCTACGCTGCAAACATCTTCAATGGCGACCCTGTCAAACTCACTGACAACGGCGTCATTCAACTCGGCACTTCTGACGGTACTCGTACCGGCACGGTGGACGGCATCGCTCTGCTCGGCATCTTTGCCGGCGTGGAGTACAACGACGCCTCCGGCAAGCCTGTGGTCAGCAACTTCTGGCCCACCGGCGCTACCGGCTCCAACATCCGTGCCTTCGTGTACGATGATCCGGAGACGCTGTTTGACGTCGAGTACGCCAACCCTTCCGCAGGCACCACCGTGCAAACGGCTGTCGGCGAAGAGTGCGACTGGACTGCAACTGCCCCGGGCGGTTCGACCTTCACCGGCTTGTCCGCTACCTTCCTGACCGCCATCCAGGCGACCTCAGGCCAGTTCCAGATCACGGGCTTTGCCTATGGTGTGGCCGATTCACTCACTGACGCTTATGTAACTGCGACTGTTCGTATCAACGAACACCATTACAAAGCAGCTGTCAACTCGATCTAAGGAGGGCTAAAACATGGCTACCCCAATGCGTAGTACGGACTTCCGGTCCGTTGTTGAGCCTATCCTCAACGAAGTGTTCGATGGCGTTTACGAGCAACGCGCCGACGAGTGGAAAATGGTCTTCCGTGAGCAGAAAGGCATCACGCGCAACTACCACGAAGAGCCCGTCCTGTACGGCTTCGGGGCTGCGCCTGAGCTGCCAGACGGCATGGCGGTCACGTACCAGTCGGGTGGTGTGCTGTTCCTGCAGCGCTACCTGTACAAAGTGTACGGCCTGGCCTTCGCGCTGACCAAGGTGCTGGTGGAAGACGGCGACCACATCCGTGTCGGCCAGACCTACGCCAAGCACTTGGCCCAGTCGTTGGTCGAGACGAAGGAAACGCTCTGCGCCAACATCATCAACCGCGCCTTCAACGGCTCGTATGTTGGTGGTGACGGTGTGTCGCTGGTGGCCTCCAACCATCCCATCGTGAACGGCACTTTCAGCAACCAGCTGACCACCGCCGCTGCGATGTCGCAGACCTCCCTTGAGCAGCTGCTCATCCAGATTCGCAACGCTGTTGACAACAACGGCAAGCGTATCCGGTTGACGCCCCTGAAGATCGTTACCGGCCCGTCCAACGTGTTCCAGGCCGAGGTTCTCCTCAAGTCTGTGCTGCGTTCGGGTACCACCGACAACGACATCAACCCCATCAAATCGATGGGGCTGCTGGGCGAAGGGCAAGCCAACCTCTCGCGTATCACGTCTACGACTGCCTGGGGCATTCAGACTGATGCTCCTGAAGGTCTGAAGCTGATGATGCGTCGCGGCCTGGAAAAGAGCATGGAAGGTGACTTCGAAACCGACTCCATGCGCTACAAAGCCACCGAGCGTTACACCGTGGGTTGGACTGACCCGCGCGGCTTCTACGGTACCCCGGGCGTATAAGAGCGCTCCCGTGAACACCCCTCGTGGCCACAAGCTGTGAGGGGTGTTTGCAGGGCGCTTTCAGGGTGCGTCAGACAGCTAGCCCGGCTGACGAACATGCAGACCGACGCACTCTTAACCGCATGTAAGGAAAAGTCATGTCAATGTCAACTTTCTCGGGTCCGATTCGGTCCGGCACTGTCCCTGTCTCCACAGGTACCACCGCAGGCACCCTCCGCAACACCGGCGTTATTCAGCTGGTCCAAAGCGTCACGCTTGGTTTTGCTTCTGTGAACGCCAGCCTGACCGGCACCGCGTTCGTCCTGCCAGCCGGGGCAATTCTGCACTCCCTGACGTTCTTCACAACGGACACGTTCAGTGCGGCTACAACGGTCAAGTTGTCAATCGGAGCTACGGACCTGGTTGCTGCCACTACCGTCACCGGCCCGGCCAACCCCACCGCTATGACGGGCGCCACCGCTGCTAGCGCCACAACAGCTCTGTGGGCTAACGTAGGTGCGACGGACGCAATCATTACCTACACCGCCACCAAGGCGGGCACGCTGACCACCGGCTCGGTGACCCTGGTGGTTGTGTACGCTCAGCGCAACGCCAACGGTACAAGCACTCCTATTTACGCCAACTAAGTTGGGACTGGGGCTTCGGCCCCTGCCTTTAAGGAGAATGGCATATGCGCCCAATTAGAGTTTCGGTCGGCTCGGCTACCACTTCGGCAGTTATCCCGATGGACCAGTACATTTCCCCCTTCAATGTGGGTTTGTCGGTCAATTTGACTGCCGGTGCTTCGCTGACTTACACTGTTGAGCACACATTTGACGATGTGTTTGCTTCAAACTTCAGTGCGGCTACCGCTAAGTGGTATCCTCACGCAACACTGGCCGCTAAGACTGCGTCTGCGGACGGCAACTATGCCTACCCGGTCACGGCAATTCGGCTCAATGTGACGCCTTACACCAGCGGAACCGCCACCATGAACTTGGTTCAGGCCGGACTTACTTAAAGGAGTAGCTAGATGGCTATCGACCATAGAGCTCTACAGTCATTTTATGACATGTGGACACCGGTTATGCAGACGCTGCCGGCCGTTATTGATGCCGCCCAGCGTGAAGCTGAGTTGTCTCGTTCTGTAGCCCAAAAAGCTGCAGAATTTGAACGAGTTAACGTAGCATGCCAGGATCGCGAGGCTGCTGCTGAGGTTAAAGTTGCGGCTGCTATGCAGCGTTTGAACGGGGTTAAGGAAGAACACCTCGAACTGCTTAAAATCTTCAAGGTAGAAATTTCTGAGGCTAAAGCTGAAGTGGCAAAAGCCAAAAAAGATGCCGCCGCTAAGATTCAAGAGCACCAGGCATCTACGGCATCGGCCCAGGCTGAAGAAGTTGAAGCCGTAAAGCAGCACGCCTCTGTTATTTCAAGTCTTGAAGCAGACCACGCAGTAGCAGTCAAAGCAATGCAGGCCGAAATCATGGACCTTGAGAAGCGCAAAGCTGCTGCTGAAAAGGCTCTTGATACGCTACGTGCAAAGCTGGGGTAAACGGTGTCGGTCAGTGGTGTTACCTATGTACCACCCTCTAGCCCCTACCTTCTCAACAACTTGGTGGATGCAAATCCACTGTATGTGGGCAAGGTAACCGCTAGGGGGGTTTGGCTGATTCAAAAGTTCAACACTACCTCTGGAGTTATGCTGTATGCAAACCAGTCAAACAACCCAGCGTACACCGACTACGACACCGCTTGGACAAACTACTTAACACTCAACTACGCTGAGTATCAAAATCTGACTGGAGTCTGACATGGCAAAAAGTACGACAACCTGCAACAACTTGCTGAAGTTGATTTTCAACGGCACGGCTTGGACAAGCATAGCGGACAACACCGCTACGAGCCCAGCAACAAACCTGTACTTGAGTTTGCACACTGCCGACCCCGGCGTAGGTGGAACTCAGTCAACCAGTGAAACGTCTTACACCAACTACGTTCGGATCGCGGTTGCGCGTACTGCGGGCGGTTGGACGGTAGTTACCAACACGGCAAGCAACGCTGCTCTGGCTCAGTTTGCACAGTGCGGTGCCACGGGTGCCACGCTGACCTACGTTGCCATTGGTATGCTGTCTACCGGGGCGGGTATCATTTTGTACTCAGGTGCTTTGAACAGTGCATTGGCGGTGGCTAATGGTATTCAGCCGCAGTTCGCGCTAGGCGCACTTGTAGTGACGGAGACTTGAGCATGGATCAGCCTAATATTGCCAAGGGTGAAGCGCCTCTGTACCTATGCTCAGAATGCAAAGAAGCGGTATTCTTGGTCGAAGGAATTGTTT